GCGACGGGCATCGGCCTGCGCAAAGACGCGCCAGAATCGACTGGTGAATACTGACTTGTTAGACCGTTCCCAGGCAGTGACTTTCTTCGCTTTATCCTGCTTATCACCCTCGATGATTTCAGGGTATGTCTTCCAGCAGTGCGTAATGATCTTGATAACGGCGCCGTGGGCAATACCCCCGCGCCGATAAAGCTTGTAGAGGTCATCAAAAGTCAGTTCTTCTTTAAATCCGTACTCACACCACGCTGCACTTCTCTTCGTATCGAGGCCCATTGTCGGGGAAAGCATACCCATACGGGCGCGTGCCATCCGGGCGTCGTTCAACGCATGGTTGACGGCCAGTTGTAGGTTTTTGCTCATGCTTTATCCGTTTATCGAAGGCGTTTGGGAATCATCATCCCGACTGATTGCGATTTGCGCTTGATGTGACCATCAAGTCCATAGCGAATGCCATCCCAGCAGTGCTCGAAACCGTCAGCAAGTTTCGGCAGAACCTCGCCGGTAATGCGGTCAGTTTTGTATGACCACATGCGGGCCTCTATCGCCACGTTCTTACAGCGAGGATGAATAATTATTTCGTCGAAACCGCGCAGGTGGGCTATGCCGTCCTCTACACTGCCCTGCCATTTTTCAGCAGCAGAGATATTGAAGCCTTGTCGCCTGAGGTAACTTATTGTCTCCGGTCTTGCTGAGTCAGCCTTAATCGGCCAGTCGCGCACACCGGGTATTTTGTCGTATAGCGCGGGCATGTGGTCTAACTCAGTCTGCTGGCCGTATGCCTCATATTCGATGTAGAGCCGGTTGTGAAGAATGAAGGAGCGAGTAAGCGTGTTTGGGTCTTTAGCGAAACCAAAGTCAGCACCGAAGAACAGACGATCTGCTTCCTTCCACAAGCTGTCTGAGAATTCAGAAATGCGATATTTCCCGGCCAGCACCTGCTTGTCAGAGTTTTCGAGATAAGCACCTTCCCACACCCAGGCATATGTTGCCGAATCGAGGCGGCGCTCATCGTTCTGCCGCTCACCCTCCAGCACGCCGGGGAACCACGGGTTATCCGTGTAATTCATCTCGACCGTAATGCAGTCTTCGCCAGCCTCCTTGCGGAATCGCTTATCAGTGGCGCTGCCGTCGCGCTCAGGGTTCCATGTCACCCAGATTTCAGATCCTTCTTCACGAACCGTAGGGCTCAGCTTCTGCCAGGCGATTTCGCTTACTGATTCAGCCTCGTCCACCCAGCAAAGCAGGATCCGCGCTTTAGACTTGATGCTATCGAGATTATGCCGCAGCCCAGCAAACACGTAGCTCACACTCTTATCAATTGTGCGAATGTACTTCTCGCCAATATCGAAGTTGGAAGCCAACCATGGCACTGACAATATTGCCTGCTTCACTTCCTGCATGCTCGACTCTTCCAGCGAGTTCATGAACTCACGCGCGCAAAGGATTACTCCGCTCTCCCCGTTCATCATCGACTGATACGCCTTAACAGCTGTCATCAGGGCAAACGTGCGTGTCTTGGCGCTGCCGCGACCACCATGTGAGCAGCGGTAACGTTTGTTCGGCGCGGTGAATATCGGCCCGAGTTTTGCGGGGATCGGAAGCTGAACGGTGTCACTCATGCTTAGGCTCAACAGGAATTAGTTGTATTATCGTCGGCTTTGGCGTCATCGAGCCATCTGATGATTTGTGGTCGATATTTTCTTTAAATGCGCTGACGTCAATATGCTTGCCAAGCAGCTCAAGGTTCTTCACCTTGTCCGGCCATTTGATTTTCTTCAGCAGCCCCGCCGCGTCACCTGCCATCTCGGTTACATCCATACCAGACAGCGTCGTGCGCCACGTTTTAGGCCAATCATTAATCGGCTTAAGCTCGCCATTGGCAAGCAGGATGTCTAGCACATCCATCTGGTCAATTTCTACCAGACGGCGAAGCACGTAAGCAGCATCAATTCCAACCTGTTCAACTCTCTCGGCCTTAAGAGATGCTACGAAGTTCTGAATGTTAACATTCGCTAACAGCCGAGAAGCTTGTTCATTGGCGGTCTTCTCGCTGTAGCCCGCCCTGATAGCTGCCTGAGTGGCGTTTAAATCTTTCAGGTACTCACGGGCAAACAGCTCTTGTTTGTCGGTGAGCTTTGCCATTTATTTCTCTTCTTCGTAAACGGGTTCGATGTTGAAAAACAGGACTTCCCGCAGGTTTACGCCACTTTGCGCCCCATCAATATTCACGAAAAGGAGAAATCCCGCTTCGATGTATGGGTCTGGTGATGACTGAAATCCCACGAGCATGCGCTCTTCTCCGTTGCTAAACGTTTCGTTCGTAGCAATAAAGACATTCCAATGCTTGATTAATTTGGGCATCGCGTTACTCCGTAGTGAATTTCTTCTTCAGCCCGTAATGCGCAATGAATCGCGACAGGCGGTCTGCATCAATGCTCTTGCGTGATACGAATACCCATACCTTGCAGGCAGTAATTAGCGGGCGTACCCACCATTTGATGCTTAGCTGGCAGATGAGCTTGAATCGCGCCATTTAGCTTTCCTCAGTGAGAATTCTTTGCTGATGCCGTGACGGGTGATGATTTGTGATGCTGGCCCGGCTATGTGATGGATGCCTGTCAGGTGGATGATTATGCCTACTGCCTTTACCGCAGGAATAACCCACCACTTCAGTTTCAGGTGTAGCGATGGGATGCAAAAGTAGCTCATTCAGAACTTCCTGCTGGTTGCTAATCTATCCATGCGGTCATCCGCGATACCCACGCATCAGGATTCAGTGTGTTTATTCTGTCAAAGGCTCTCGTTGAAAGCCTTTTGCGGAATTTTATAAAAAGCCGTTGTGAAAGTGGCTCTTACTTTTTCTTTTTGCCCTGGCACTTCGTCGCCCATGCTTTAGCGATGCTGAGGCAGCCGTCGAAATCTACTTTGAAGAACTCACCATTTCCCCGATATGCAGCAAGGTGCCTATGCAAATCACTTTCAACCTTACTAGCCATATCGCATTCGATGAACTCAGCCCGTAAAATTTTTGCTGCCGTCTGGTGACTGATAGTCTGCATACGCTTTGAGAAACTTGTTGCAGTCATTCCTATCTTTACGAACCCATCATCAAACTCGATGACATAAACCCCTTGTTCATAATCATCGCTTTGGCAATCTGCGATTTTTTGGCATATTAAAGAGTTGACATGGCAGTAAATCACTTTGCAGATAGGGTGATAACTCACGCTAACCGACCGTCTAAAATCTTCTATTAGCCGCAAACATTTATCTAGCTCCTGAATACTGTCAGCCTTATCAGCAGCGGCAGCCAAGGCGTTAATGTATTCGACCATTTCTACACTGCTCATGGTCGGCGCTTCGGTTGATGAAAGTACGGTTAAAGCATTTTTCATATCGCTGATACCTTTTGGTGATAGAGCCTGTTCTCCAGATGTAGGCAGCCCAAGAGCGGTCAGCGATAACCACTGCCCTATCTCAAGCTCTACCCCGAAAGGCTCTTGGTGTGTGCGCGGAGAATGCGCGGAGGTTTTACTGCGGGTATAAAAAAGCCCGAACGAAGTCAGGCTCTGTTTATTTGAGGCATTGCTCTTTGATGTACTGCTGGAGATATCTTACTTTTGACTGATCGCTGATGATTCCGGCTCTGATATCGAGAACGTTTGATCCAGCACCTGAAGAGAGTTCGATGGTCCCTGCATTGCCCATGCTGCCGGAGGTGGTGGCGCTGGCCTCACATTTGCCTGCGACCCGCACCCTGCCACCAGAAGCAAGCTTAGAGCGAAGCCTGTCATTTTCAGTATTCGCATCGGCTAACTCCTTTGTGTACTTGGCGTCCAGAGCAGCTACATCACGTTGGCGTGTCTGCATGTCATTGATGATTTCCTGCCGCTGCCTGGCGAGAGACTCAGCAGTATCAGCGCGTGCCTTTTGCTTAGTGAGCTGAGATGACAGGACGAGCACCACAACGACTGCAGTCAGGAACTCCACGGCGATAATCAGCCACGCGCGGGCATTCATTTCTGACTCCACAGGCAAACATCGCGCTCAATCTCGCGCCGGTTCATCAGGCCTTTCCACTGCTTGCCGCCTGCGTATGTCCATCGGCGTAGTTCGTTGCATGCACCTACAGTGTCACCTGCGTTGATTTTCTTCAGCAGGGTTGACTGGCGGAATGCTCCAGCGCCGACGTTGTATGAAAATGAGATGAGAGCTGCTCGCGTCGTGTCGGGGATCGGACGTTTGATTAAAGGGTCAATCTGATTAGCCACCGTTCGCAGGTCTTTATTCAGCAGCGCCTGGCACTCAGCTTCGGTGTAGGTTTTGCTTTTGATGATGTCGGCCCCAGTGTGACCGTAGCAAACAGTCCATACGCCGACGACATCCTGATAGGGCTTATGCTCCACGCCTTCCAGTGAAGGGATGACGGCAGCAGCAATGGCAATAGCACCGCCACCCATGGCGGCAATGATTTTGTTGCGTAGGGCAGTCGATGTAGCCATGGTTACTGGTCCTGTGGTGGGCTTTGTACGAGTCCGCGGTTTAATGCGGCTTCATATGCGCGTGTCTGTCGGTTCTTGTAGTAGAGGTTCACCAGGAAGGTAGCAATACCGATTACTACACCACTGATGATTGCGATCTGATTCCAGTCGAGGTTATGTATCCATTGCGACACGCCACCTCCGCACACAAGAGTACCGGACACGCAGTAGCTGGCGCCTGATGCGATTTTGTCTGGCATGATTTTCAATTTCCACCCCCCGTATTAAGGGGACTTGTCCAAATAGGAATTGTCTAGAAGATAAGCTGAACAAGTCCGGATATGCTTCACCTTGTCTAGAGATGAGCCCGCCTTGTGCCGTGAGGTAGCTAACCGAAGAATCCGCCATTGAGCGGATTTTTTGTTTAAAGTGCGCCGCAACGAGCTGTCATTGATATCTGAGGGTTGATTCGAAGGGCGCAAAAGAAAAAGGCCGCTCTTTGGCGACCTTTGAATATGGTGCAAACTTAGGGCCTCGAACCCCCGACCTCCTGATTACAAATCAGGCGCTCTACCGTCTGAGCTAAGCATGCAAATGTTATGTGCCGGGACCGCAGTTTCGAACTGCCCGGCGCAGTTCCTCATGACCGCTCAGCGGCTTGCGTTTTGAAAACAAAAAAGCCCCGGCGATTAACCAGGGCTTTTTACGGTGATGTCTCAAGTCGCGTTTTGGCTGTTGCCACACAATTCAGCTTTTGGGCGTTTGATGTCCCCGATTCATGAGAGCTGTCATCTTGCACTTCATCACCTCACCAGTCACCGTAACATCTTCACGGATTTCTAGTGTTAGAGGACTATATCCCCAACTTCCTGAAAAGTAAATAGCTCACGATAAAATAATGAGCTATTTCTTATTGCGCTATGCAGTTACCTTTCTGAGCGTTGAATCCGCCCATGATTCCTCTATCTCCAGCTTCCCGATTAACTGGTCATAGAATGGCTTAACACTCCGGTCCCAAGTTGCCTGACCAATCCCTTCAGTTGCTTTACTGATTGCGCGATACGCTTCGACAGCTGGGATTCGCTCATACCCCCTGCCCCCGCATCGTTTGCAGTTTCCTAATACAGGCACACCCTGCTTTTTGGTTTCATCCTCCAGCACTGCCTTGCCCCGACCTTTACAGTCCCGGCAAGCCGCAGAAACCACGCCTTTCCCTTTGCAGGTGCCACACAGCACGCGCTCAGTATCCCGCACCTGATAGTTAACATTATCCGCCAGCGGCTCAGCCATCCTCTTAATTTCAGTTACATTCTCTGGCCGATTCGTTCCGAACCTGGATTTCATTGTGAAAACGTCAACCTCAATGAAGCCTTTGGCCTTGCAGCACTCACACGGTTTTACGCTGGCCGCACTCCGGCAATAATCCATGTATGCATAACTTGCGAGTATTTGCATAACCGCTGGTTTAATATCTGTGTCGAGTTTGCGTAAGGCTGCAACCTTATCGCAGGTTTTTAATGCATGTTCAGTTAACAGGGCGACGGCGCGTCGGGCGTCGTACTCGCTTACCCCTACCTTCCCCATGAAAGCGCTAAACCCCATCGGTGCCAGTGACTGCACCATACCCATTGCTGCCATCTGGTCAGTTCCTGTCAGAGAATCTGAGGCGGTGGCGCGAGGGGAGTCGGAGATTTGAGTGGACTTCGGGAAATGGTATTTGACCGTTGATTCTAAGCTCATCGCTTCTTCCCCTTTGGAATAACTGCCCATGACTGGGTGTGAGTTGGCTGGATGGTTGGAGTGACTGGCTTGAAATAACTGAGTATTCGGGTTAACCATGTCATGTGGCCTTCCTCATGATATGGCTGAAGTTTTGCAAAATCCGATAGTCATAAAGCAGGCTGGATTTACTGCGGTACATTCTGAGGAGCTTCCACTTTT